GGTGCTATATCTAGTTCGTGTGCTGAAGCTGAGTGCTATGCCTGTTGGGACAAGTCAGTCCCCGTCGTAGCAGGGAGGTTGCATTGATGGCTCACATTAACCAATCACCAGCAGTATTACTCCATCACGCAAGCGAGTTAATCCAAGATGTACTAGAGGATAGACTGCTTGATAATGAATCTCTGCTTTCGGCATGGGTTGAGCGTGGTTTCGTCTGGTCTAGAGACTACAGCGCATACCTTAACCGTGAGAATGGAGATGATGTTTAGTTTCTGTTACCAACCATTGCATTACAAGGAGATTAAAATGCAAATATATGTAAACAATAAACGCTGGACTTCTCCAGCATCCTCTAACGCTAAGTACCCATACACTGATATGCAAGTGGGTGACAAGGCAACCATTGTACCCAGAGGGAATATCTCGCCTATTGACCTGCACCAGTTGGATCATTCAGTCCGTGCGTCAGTTAATAGCGCTCGTTATTCAAAAACGAAGGGTGATAGCGGTTACCCCAATGACGGCAAATCATTCACGACAAAGAAGGTATACCTCACTTCCGTTGGAATCAATGGAATAAAGGATCGAGTCGCCTTCACTGTAACAAGATTAAGATAACACACCATCGGAGGTAATCGGACGGTGAGCGGCGGCATCGAACAGTTTTAGAGTCCTCCGAAGGATGTCTCCTTTACTCTAGGATTGAACCGCCGCAATTTAATATTAGAAGTCTAACATTATTCACGGAGCGTAATATGAACTACGTTGATCTAAATGGCCCACGGGGTAACGCGATAAACCTGTGGGGAATTGCAATCGATCTCGCAAAACAAACTGAGACAAAGATATTTGGTTTCGATCCCAAGTACCAACAGAACTGTATCTATGACAAGTTCAAAGCAATGCCGTATGAGGATACGGTCAGCTTCATTCGTGAAAACTTCTCTCCCTATATCAGGCTAACTGGCGATGACCATGAGGAGGAAGGTGATGAGTGATCCGATTGCTGTATCCGAAAAAGCAAGCTGGTGTATGAATAACTTTGACGATTTGTTTGATGTACTCGACCCGGTCTTGTTAGGTAAGGCAATACTACCCAATCTAACACCGATCGGAATCGATATGCTGTACGATGTTATGATGGAGGCTGAGCATGAGGGATACATTGCTAATGCCGACCCCGATAAATCCCACTGGTCTTACGGTGGATCAAAGTAGTATCAACCATCTCAAAAGGAGATAAGTAAAATGAAACAAGGCATGGAATCTGTAAATGAGTTAGCCTCTCATCTGTCCCGTAGGGCTATGTCCAAACGTGACTTTGTACTCAATGCGCGTAACTTGCAATTTATGACAACGGGAGAGAATGATCGAGTCGAACTCCTGATCCAAGACCCGCAGCACAAGCCCTTTGAGGGGCCGCGAGTCTATGGTCAAGTTGATGATCATTGTCTCAGTCAGTTCGCCACCTATGTTGATGTGCCTTTCCGATACATCAAACGGATGCGTGACAATGATGCGCCTGAGTTGCTGTGTGAGAACCTCAACCACTGGTTGTCTAGGGTGCCTGAGAAATCAAAAGGCAGACTGCTCAGATCGTTGAAGTCTGACTTCGATGATCGTAACTCTAGCGAGGAAGTTAGGTTTCGATCCTTTCACTCTGATCGGTACAGCATATTCGATGACGAGGATTTATTCGCCGCTTGCTTCGGTCAACCTCACGAAGACCCTGCAACAGCAGAGCATTACAGAGGGATGTCACCATTGGGTCGCCTTCAAAGCAAGTATGGGTTAGAGATTGTGTCGATGAATGTCACACCGAGTCATTTCTATCTCAAGGTGACCTTTCCCCATCTCCGCGCAGACGTATCAACGGACGGTGAGGTTGGTGATATTGTTCAGTATGGTTTAAGCATCGGCAATTCCGAGGTCGGTAAGGGTGCCATCCATGTGGATGGTTTGCTTTACAGGTTGATATGCTCAAACGGAATGGTTGTTGGTAAGACGCTCAACCGCAGACACCTTGGACAGCGCAATGATTTTGGTGAGGTATCCATGAGGGATGACACCAGAATTGCCTATAAGGATGCAATGTTCAAGATGATCCGTGACGTTATTGAGGACACCAGCACAGAGGTAGCCTTTGAGCAAGTCACCGAATCTATCCGAACCGCTCAAGTTAGTAACAAGATTGTTAGACCAATCAAGGCAGTCGAGTATGCCGCCAAGGAATTGTCTCTAAGTTCCTCTGAAGCAGAGAAGATTACCGAATCTCTGATCAGTAACCGGGACTATTCCAAGTGGGGCATGGTTAATGCAATCACACACACTGCTAACACCGTGTCAGACTATGACCGTGCATCAGAACTTGAGGTGCTAGGTGGTCAAGTGCTTACCTTTCCTCCGCGACAATGGCTTAAATTTGCTGAGGCCGCATGAGTGAGAGGGGTACGCTTCAACTGCGGTAAAACTTTCATAACCGGAAAGGCCCGTGAGTTTTATTACGTTGTGTCAAACGGTATTACCCGTGTGTCGTGGGCTGAGATACATACGCCCGAAAACATTGAGGTGGTATCGAAAGTGAAGCAACTTGGTAGAGCCGAAAAAGCCTATATTGAATACGCTTTGGATTCAATACCTGAACGCAGGTGTCGTATAAGGTTATTGCGTATGGTATGGGGCTTGATTACGCCACAGACTGAAATAGATATTTTATTTGAGAGTGTGCGTGACGCTGGGCCGAGGTATAAAGATGGTATCTGGAGAAACAATAAACCATCCGAATACTACCTTTCCGAAATTAAAGATGCCTTTCACATTACAGGTGTTCACGACTTAAAAATAACAGCCAAAGGCAAATAAAAAAACTCCTCCTATTAGCCTCGCTTCGGCGGGGCTTTTTTTTGGCTTAAATCCCACCTAATGTTAGATTTCTAACATTAACCTAAGCTGCAATTCCTCCATCTTCATACTTACATTATACCATATACCCCCCCTTCGATTGATAACTTACCTACCCTATAAAAATAAATAACGCCAGCCCAAGCATCACCAAGCTGAGTGCGTCCATGTTATGTCCTCACCTTATCTGATTCAAAATATTCTTTCGCTTCCTTTTCAGATTTTAGGCTCACCGTCCGAACCCAATACGGAACCATCCTCCCCGTATTCTCTGGGATCAACGCCTCCCCATACTGGTCATCCCTCTCCATCTGGTACAGATCCAAGTTCTTTCCCTCTGGCCTCCAGAATCCTTGCCAGCCTTCCTTCTCGTACTTCTTGTACTGTGCCATGCACCCCCCTAATTGTTGATAGTATAAAAGGGCCGCAGTTCAAACCAGTTCAAACCAGTTCAAACCTAAAGCCTTCTGAGCGCATCGTCTAGTTTGAATTCAAACTCCTGAAACTCACTCATAATGTCTCTCCTAAACCTCCGCTTCCATTTTTTATGCCAAGATACTGATGATATATTTACATACTTCGCCCTAAATCCTTCGGTTCTAATTAAAACTCCACTCCCATCGCAAGCCCAACATTGGATGTACTTAAAGCCAGTGCTAACGTAACCCTTTGAGTTGCATCGGGAGCAAACATCACTCATCGTGGCTTCATGCACTGCTAATTCAGTAAGTTTTTGATGGAAGTTTTTTGGGCAATGATTCATAGCCCATTCAAATTTATCTATGTGTTTATGAATGTGAAACATTACTTGAGGTATACAGGTCAGATCAAGAGCATATTTTAGTCTGGCGTACTTTGATACGATGTCTGGGCAGTGCGCTAGAACCATAGCCATCTCTTCCCAAGGAACTCTAGGGTTAAACTCCTTCCAAATCGAAGGGGATGGCGGCGTTAGAGATTTAAAATTCTCCTTTGATCTCTTCCTCATAATAAATTTCCATGAATATCTCTTTTGTTGGCTCCCGTGGAATAATCAATTCAACCTCTCCCGTCTCAATGTAATTCTGAAACTGTTCGCAAGCCGTTTCTTGACTAGCACATTGATGATATTTCTCACAAAGCCTACAAGGAGACTCCGCACCACCCATTAACTTTTGCCATTGTACGTTTAGAACCCTTCCCATTACTGGCCCCATATCTGCCTTAAACGCCTGTAAAATACAGGCAAGCATTAAGCCTAAATACGTTGTAGGAAAGAAATTCTACAGCCTTTCCATTTTTTACCATTTCTGTAGTAAAACGGTAGACAGACCAGCCGTTGGCAGCAGCTAGATTGTACTTCTCACAATCCTTGGTGAAGCCAGCACCACTGGTGTGTCTAGATTTTGAGTATACACCACCCTCTATCTCAACTGCAACCTTTTTGTCAGGCCATGCAAAATCGAACCTAAACCTACGGTCTTCAAGGAATTTAAACTCCTCCTCAAAGGGAGGAAACTTAACCAGCCCCATCTGCTTGGCTAGGATAAGCTCTCCTTCGCTACGCTTTTGGGGGGTCATTCCAATACTCCGTCAACACTGGTACGCTTCCTCGTCTGCTACCCTTGAAGGAGAAGGGCTTTCCGGTAAACCACACTGGAATGGTAGGATGCTCAGGATCATAACGGTTCTTAACACACCTGACATATCCATCAGGCTTGCGCTCCCACTCCTCCTTTTCCTCTTCATCCATATTATTGTAGCTTAGAGCATCGATCTTCTCAACGTCCTTGTGGACAATAAAGGCGTAATCAGCGAGGTCAGTAATCTCTCCGCTACCCTTGATGTCCATCTTGTTACCCATCTTATGCTCAGTCTCACCCTTTCTCATGTGGGCGACCAGATGAATGTGAAGTCCTGTCGATCTAGCAGCCTCCTTTAACATTCTAACAAAGTTCTTCTGACCAAGGTTTAGGTTGGCCTGATCCGTCTGCAAGTCTACCATCATCAAGGAATCAATCACAAGCTGGGTGAACCCGTTAGCTGAGGCCCAACGAGCAAGGGCGATAATCTCCATAGCCTTAACATGCTCTTCCTTTCCGTAGATAAACACCTTGTCCTCAAGGTAGTTCATAATATACTTAGCCGCCTCAACAGTAGGCTCACCCACACCAAGGGCTTGTTTAACCATCCGTTCTATCTGAACATGGAAAGCCATCTCAGGCGACCAGAAGAGAACCTTCTCATCCTTGTCGGTGTACTTCCCATCAGCCCACCACAGGCAGAACTGTTGAATGATTGCCGACTTACCATGACCGTTGACTCCAGCCCAGATAGAGAGGGATCCGGGGATGATGCGTAAGTCATCACACCTACTGCTAGAACCCAGAGGCAAGCGACAACCAGCCTTTTTATTCCTGTTAGCTATCCAAGCCAGAGTCTCCTCTTCAAAGTGAGATGGTGAGAAGACATGACCAGCAACATCACGGGCTTCCATGTAGTCTTCAAGTGAAGGTCGTATTAACTGCATTTTCAATCCTCTTCGTAAATAGAAAGTGGGTTGGCAGGTTTGTGAGCGTACACTCTCCACCTTTCCTCGTCAAGAAATCGATAGGCACCGGGAACCCATTTGCCTTCTTCATTAGTCCAGTCAGCAGACTGTTTAAACGATTTCAAGGCTGAGACAATATCATCACCAAACTCCTCCATACGGCAAGTTACCCACAGGTCACGAAGCTTACGGACAGAGCCTAAACGATGACGAGGGTACAGAGAACAGAAATATCCAAATCCCTTAAGATTTGACTTCATCCCATTACTAGCACCGAATGACGAGGTATCATTACTGGTACCTTTTGAAGCTATGTCATTACTAGTACCTTTTGAAGAGATATTATCTTCTTTTAGTGGTTCTATTAGTTCCACACCCCTTGTGGACTCTGTATCCACAACAGTTGTGGACTCCTCAGAATACCCTGTGAGACGGTACACGTTGGTTGAGTTATATCTCTGCTCTCTCTCCAGCGTACCGAACTTGACCATCTCGGATATCATATTGCTACAATACTTGGGCTGATGCCCAGATCTAGAGGCTATTTCATTTAGGCTGGGGAAATGGGGTGCGGGACAGCTTAGAATCGCTCCCAACACTCTAAGGTGTCCAGCCCTGTGCCTGTGGTCACGCAGTATGTAAACAGGAACCTGCGCCCAAAATTTACCAACTGAGTTCATCTATCTTCTCCCTTGCAAATCTCCTGACTTCCTTCTTCACCCTCTCTAACCTCCATCTGTCATTATCTAGAGAGAAAGGGTTATACCACCACTGGCACCAGTCTGGAAGATTGTATTCAATTGAGCTTCCGCAACAGGGGCAATCATCTTTGAATCCTTCGCTCATTAGAGGTAATCCCACTGTGGAAACCGATAACGATTTCTCCTACCAAAGGAGACAAAAGAGAGGTCAACCTTTTTCTCAAGCGACCTGATGGTGTAACGAACTGTCCTCTCGTGGAGGCGGCACACCTCGGCCAACTCCGCAGAAGAGGGAGATGCCCAACCCTCCTCATTGGTCAACCAGATCAAGGAAAGAGCCACAATCTTTTCAGATGTGTTTAAACTCTTGGCTCGGAAAAGAACCGACATCATATGCGTTTTTTTCTCCGTGTATAGTAGCATATCATAATACTCTTATGTAGTTCCTATTACGGGTAGTATACCCGGCCTTGTGTTCAGATGCAAGAGGAGTATAATAGGGGAATGAAATACCTTGAGTGGGTCAGGAAACAGCCATGCTGGGGGTGTGGCAAATATGGGGTCGAGGCGCATCATGTTCGACTAGGCAGTGGGATGGGGAAGAAACCCGCAGACCTCCATGTGATCCCTGTATGCAGGGCTTGTCATCAGGCTTGCCATGCTTTAGACTACTCAAAGGAGGATCAACTGACTTGGCTTTACAAGACCCAAAACCGGGCAATAGCAGAACGCCTTATAAAATGGTAGTGCTCGTTGACCTTTGGGTTGATGATGGTGAGAACCACGAAACGCTTGTGAAGGTTGCAGAAAGAATCATCCAAGGAGAGTTGGACACCCTCCTGCATGAATCTCATTTTAAAGTTCACGAGGAAGGCGGCATAGGGTTCTCCACTTACGTTGATACGGTTTCCTTTATCTCAAGAACGGATTTAAACTGATGACGAACAAGCGCTGGGTTCTCAGAGAGGAGACGATAAGAGAGTTATGTCTGTCTTGGCTGAGCGCTATAGAGTTGGATGAAGACAACCCCCTTGAAGTGCTTGTGAAACCGTACAAAAAGAATCGAAGCCTTGAACAGAACGACATGTTCCACGCATGGTGTGGTACAATAGCGGATAAGACAGGTCACTCCAAGCAGGAGATAAAGCAGATCATGGTGGAGTCAACCTTTGGCACTGAGGAGTTTTTAAACCTCCAAGGACGAGCCAGAACAAGGTTGAGAGAGACTTCAGGAATGAAGGTAGGGGAAATGTCCGAACTGTTGGAAAGGACAATTCAAATTGGCATCGAACTAGGGGCGGAAGTCCCAGAGGTGACATATGGGTAGTGGGAGCAGAGGAGAGGTTGAAGCGTTGGGGCCAACAGAGGACTTTGATTGGCAAGAAGCGCAGAGTTCTGATGAGGCAGAGGTTTCTGAATTAAGGAAAGCGGCACTGCCGAAAATAAAACCAGAAGTTATTTACATGATGAGGGAGCTTAAAAAACCCTTCGCCCTTAGCAGGGTAAAGCCGCGCAAGGGGCATGGTGGAGGCACCTTGCACTACATTGATGCTCGTGATGTAATGTTCAGGCTCGATGAAGTAGTTGGCCCCCTTAACTGGCAAGACTCTTACAAAGAAGTGATGGGCAGAATCGTCTGTACTCTCAGCATCAGGTTTGGAGATGAGTGGGTATCGAAAGAGGATGGGGCTGGAGACACCAAAATAGAAGGGGACAAAGGCGGGATTAGCGATGCCTTTAAAAGATCGGCTGTCAAGTGGGGTTGTGGTCGTTATCTTTATTACTTCCCCAAAAACGGAAGCATCCCTTCATGGGCTGACCCGGATAGTGGCAAATGGACTAACGAAGTGTCAGACAGAATATGAATGACAGCACCGAAAAAGGTGACGCATGGCTGGCTTCCCAATCTGTCAAAGTAGATTGGCCCCTGCAAGAGAAGGACATAACAAGCGACGTTTGCAAGCAGTGTGCGCTGTGCTGCTCTATGGACATGAGGCCGAATGGCGATCAAAGAATGTTGGATTGCTTGGAGGCTATGGTTTCTCAGGAAGGGGTATCGAGTCGAGGTCTTGAGTTTATAGGGGATGGCGTTCGCGTCTGGTGTTCTCATCTAAGGGGCAGCAACACAGAAGGATGGGAGTGTGGAATCTATAACCGAAGACCACAGCTTTGCAAAGATTTTAATTGTGTCAGTTGGGCGAAGGTAGCTGACAATAAAACACTGTACAATAAAGTTCTTGAAAAACTAGGGATGGAATAAAACTATGGGACACTGGTACGACCAAGAAGGAAACGCTCGTCACGAGGTTAGAGGCAAGAGTGGTATGCGCTCAACCAACCTGCGTGATGCTCGGAAAAACGGATGGATTCCCTCTGTCTCTACGGTGTGGTCTGATGTGGTGAGCAAGCCCATGCTTACGAGGTGGAAGGAAAATCATCTAATGAAGTTCATGCATCACAGTGCTACCCTATGGGCAGAGAAGAACTCAACATTCTCTGATGACCCAGCATTGATTGATGCCCTCACAAAGGAGGCTAGGGAAACATTCTCCTTTTATCAGAAAGAACTGACTGATCGAGGGATCAACGCGCACCAATCATTGTCGATCTACTTTAACAGCTTGGGTAGTGATGTTATTGATCTTGGTGACCACGCTTTAATGATAAGGAATGTAGTAGCCAAGTTAGATCAACTCTGTGGAAAACAAAAATGGGAGTCAGAGAAATCGTTTTCCCACAGCCACGGCTATGGAGGGCAGGTTGATCTATGTTCTGATGAGTTTGTTATTGACTTCAAAACGAAGGACATGAACAAGGTTAAAGACGTAAAGAAAATGGTGTTTGATGACCACGGAGTTCAGTTAGCGGCTTATGACACGGGTCTTGGTGACTCAGGACGAAGGCTTATCAACCTGTATATAGACGTTCAGTCTGGCGCTGTGTTAGAATGGGAACATGAAGACACAGAGCGGTATTGGGATATGTTTAAACACGCTTTAGAACTTTGGAAGCTGATAAAAAAATATGACCCAAAATGGTATCCAGAAATGGGGCCAAAATCTGATGGTCTTTCATCAATTCAAAACAATTTTAAAAAGGGGTACACAGCATGAATGTAAACAAGGTGATGTTGGTTGGTCGAGCGGGATCTGACCCGACAACAAGGGAGGTTCAAGATGGGAAGTTGAAGATTTGCAACTTGAGCCTAGCTACAAGCAGTGGGTACGGGGACAAGGAGACAACTGATTGGCACAGGGTAACCTTCTTTGGGAAAACGGCAGAGACTGTCCAAGAGTACGTTGTCAAAGGACAAGAGATTTATGTCGAGGGTAGGATTCAGTATCGAAAGTACACCGACAAACAAGGCGTAGAAAAATTCAGCACAGATATTATTGCCAACCAGATGCAGTTAGGACAAAAGGGGAAAGGAGCAGCGGCTGCAAGCAACTTCTCCCCGGCAACTCCTCCCAGAGAGGATGGCGATATACCGTTTTAAATTGATGGGGGTGCGGTCACACTTTCTCCTTCTAACTCCCTGTCTCCCATAGTGACTGCATCCCCTTCACCTTACTGGTGGGAGAAAGATGAAACGAAATTAAAAATCATCTATTACGGGGCGAAACATATTTGGAAGATGAGGTACGAAACAGTACCGGAGAAAAGTTACAATTGGGAGACTTGGTTCAAGGATAAGTACAAGTTGTCTCTTCAAGAGTTTTCGGTGTGGGCGAATGAGAATAATTTAAGGGAGAGGTTTGGGAGAAGATGAACGAATATCAAAAGTTTATTCACAAGAGCAGGTATGCTCGTTACCTAGATTCTGAAGGCAGACGCGAGACTTGGGAAGAGACAGTGCAGAGATACTGTGACTTCTGGGAGAAGCCTCTGCCTGATGAGGTAAGGCAAGCGATCTTGGACATGGAAATCATGCCAAGCATGAGAGCTTTAATGACAGCAGGGCCAGCGTTGTCGAGAGATAACATGGCTGGATATAATTGCTCGTTCATTTCTATTGATCATGTTAGAGCGTTTGATGAAAACCTCTACGTCCTTCTTTGCGGGACAGGTGTTGGCTTTAGCGTAGAGAGACAATTCATAAGCAAGCTGCCTGATGTATCGGATTCATTCCACGCTACAGACACAACCATTGTGGTGCGTGACAGTAAGATTGGTTGGGCGAATGCTCTTAGAGAGTTAATCAGCCTCCTGTATCAAGGAAGCATTCCACAAATAGATTACTCTAGGATCAGGCCGTCAGGAGCAAGGCTTAAAACCTTTGGTGGTAGAGCCTCTGGCCCTGACCCATTGAAGAGGCTTTTCAATCAGTACATACGCATATTTCAAAACGCATCTGGAAGAAAACTTACCAGCATAGAGTGCCATGATCTTCTCTGCTTTAACGGGGAAGCGGTAGTAGTAGGGGGTGTGCGTCGTGCAGCAGAGTTAAGCCTGAGCAACCTCACAGACGAGAGAATGCAGAGGGCTAAGATGGGGCAGTGGTGGGTTGACGAGCCGCAAAGAGCGCTATCGAATAACTCCGTCTGCTATACAGAGAAGCCAGACATTGGAATCTTTATGAGGGAGTGGATTGCTCTTTATGAATCCAAGAGCGGGGAACGAGGGATCTTTAATCGTCAAGCCGCAAAGAAACTTGCCCCCGAAAGGAGAGACACAGACCATGAGTTTGGCTGCAATCCCTGTTCTGAGGTGATACTTCGTAGTTGCGGTTTGTGCAATTTATCAGAAGTTGTGCTTAGGCCAACAGATACGATTGATAATGTTCTACGCAAGGTTCGCTTGGCTACCATACTAGGAACTTACCAGTCCACGCTCACAGACTTCAGGTATGTGCGCCCTGTGTGGAAACGCAACGCAGAAGAAGAGAGACTGCTTGGTGTTAGCTTTACCGGGGTGTTTGATTGCCCAGCTATACTAAACGCTACTCCCGCTGAACTGGAAGACCTAAAGATGAACGCTGTAGAGACTAATCAGCTTTGGGCTAAAAAATTAAAGATAGAACAATCGGTAGCTGTGACTTGCATCAAGCCTTCGGGAACGGTTAGTCAGTTGGTAGGGGTTGCTGGCTCTGGTCTACACCCTTCTTACTCAAAGCATTACGTCAGGAGAGTTAGGCAAGACATAAAAGACCCTCTCAACACCGCTTTGATTGACTCAGGCCAGCCCTTTCTTCCTGACCCCTACAATAAAGATGCTCTGGTGTTTGAGTTCCCGATGAAGTCACCAGCAAAGTCTATAACCAAAGATAAGGTTAGTGCGATAGAGCATCTTGAGATATGGAAGAAGTTCTCTCTTCATTGGTGTGAACACAAACCAAGCGTCACCATCTACGTTGCAGAGGATGAGTGGCTGGCTGTGGGTGCATGGTGTTGGGAGAACTTTGACATCCTCAGCGGCGTTAGCTTTCTGCCTAAAGCAGACGATGCACATATATATGAGGCCGCTCCATACGAGGAGATTAGTTCAGAAGAATATTCTGAAATGAAAAAGAAAACAAATTTTATAATTGATTGGGATAATGTTGCCGAAGAGGATGACAACACAATAGGCAGCCAAGAACTGGCTTGCACCGCAGGGGCTTGCGAGATATGAGGGTTCAATACGAATCAAAAGAAGACAGGATCATAGAGAAAGAACTTATAAAAAATTATGTATCTAATCAACCCTGTAAGCTTCCTAAATCTTATGGGTTTGATTTTATGGTTCAGCACGGCCCAAAACTCCCAGAAGTGTGGGAGGTAAAACGTAGAAAAAAGAAATACTCCACATGGTTTGTTTCTCTATTAAAGCTTTTAAAGGCGCAACATTACGAGTCGCTTGGTATAAAAGCATACGCCCTTGTAGAGATTGAGGGGAAAGTTTACACGCTACGCTTCACTGAAACCCCTTACTATATTGAGTGGGGCGGAAGATCAGATAGAAACGATAGCGCTGATCAAGAGCCAATGGTTCATTACAGGTTAAGCGATATGTTTGAACAGACCATGAGTTTGGGCGAGTAAATGATATTCGTATGCTCTGAATGCGGGATGGAATATGTTAACGACCCAGATGATTGCGAGGTATGTGGTTCTTCAAACATAGAGGAGATGCCTAATGAATCTAATGATAATCCCTGATCCACACGCACACCCTGATTACAACAATGAAAGGTTCAGAGCCTTAGGTCGGCTGCTTCTGGCTGAACAACCAGACTGCGTGGTGTGTCTGGGGGACTGGGCTGACCTGCCGTCTCTGTCCTCTTACGATAGAGGGACGAAGGGCTTTGAGGGTAGGAGATATAAAAAGGACGTTGAAGCGTCCGCAGAAGCGCAGAGGGAATTCTTCTACGAATTTAATCGCTCCAACGCCCGAAAAAGAAAAGGCAATAAGAAGCTATACAAGCCTAGATTTGTAATGTGCCTTGGCAACCATGAGGATCGCATCACAAGAGCAGTCAACTCTCAGGCTGAACTAGAAGGCACTATAGGAATTAATGATCTGGGGTTTAAAGAGTTTGGCTGGGAGGTTGTCCCATTCAAAAGGTCTATCACCATAGAGGGGATAGCCTTCTCCCATTACTTTACCAGCGGGGTAGCTGGAAGACCAATCTCCTCAGTCCACTTAGGACACACCCTGATCACTAAACTCCATTGTTCCGCTGTTCAGGGACACTCCCATATCTACAACCACGCTGAGCACACCAGACCGGACGGTCAGAAGATTTTTGGCCTATCAGCAGGGTGCTACTCCCACCCCCAGTATTCAGAGTCGTGGTGCGCCGATACGGAGCATCAGTGGTGGAGAGGGGTTATCATGCTAGAGGACTTGGATGGGGAGGGATATTACGATTCGGTCAGAGCAATAACCCAACGAAAGATAATGAGGGACTATACTTAATGTTAGATTTCTAACTTTTTAATTGTCTTTATACACCCAGAAGGAAAGGCTGTCACTCCAGACCAATTCCCTTTCTCGTCTACAGTATGGGCAACCTTGACCGTTTCATCATCCTCTTTAACTATGTAACCAACAGTCCAAAACGTAGGAGGGTTTATCTCAGAAGGCTTTTCCCATCCGCTGGTGCCTATAATATCTCTCCACTCAACAACAACTAGTGGCAATTTATTCTTTTTCATGCCGCCTTTCTAAATCGAATTCCCCTGTCAAGCTTATCCTCAAGCATCTTAACCATTTTGGTTCTCAAATCTCTAATGCGTAACTCTATCTTTTTAATCCTTTCCTCTTTGATGTCATTACGAAGAAGTCTATTTTTCTTTATCTTCGCTCTGTCTTTGTAAAGGTTGGTTATCTTTCCAGAGATAGATTTTCTGAAGTTGTCTAGCTTAGATAGCCTGTAGTGGTCACTTTCTTTGAAGGATCGATACTCGGCACTGTTAACTCCAAAGTCATCTATGATGCCTTGATTGTATGCTCTCGCGCTAAGGATCTCTGAAGAATATGCGTTGTACTTGTCGCGCACATCCCACTTCCCCGTTATGGATTCATCTAGTATAAACCGTCTTAGCAAAGGAATTCTGTTAAAGCTAACCTCATCAGTAACGTGGTCACGAGGAATGATTCTTCCTTTTGAAACTATATCAATCCCGTAATCACCCGACCTCTTGAGGAATTTCCCCAAAGATCCTGTGACAAATCCAGCCATGTAATCAATAATAGTTGGGTCTACGCTGATAAACCCTTTCTCATATTTAGACCCACCTGTGAAATTATTTACAGTTTCAGCAACCCATTTTGATGGCGCGGTTGTACTTGCCCAAGACCTATAGGCCGGGGGAGAAGCAACAGCGCCGGGGAAAGGCTCTCTGAATATTGGATTACCAACCCAATTCTCATTTGAAACGATATCAACAATAGGATCTCCTATCGTAGGAGAAACGGTCTTAGCTAACTGAACTAAGAATCGATCACTGTTGGCTGGGCTTAGTGGGGCAAAGGACTCTACGAATGATCCTAAAATATGAACCGCAGCTTCTGCTGGATTAATTTGACCCATACCCATTGCAACCAATGTGTCTGCTAAAACAAATGGCATATTGAACCCGTAGGCTAGAGGAACTTTTGCAAACCCATCTGCCCCCGGCACATAGATGTGAATCTGGCGATGCCGTTGATTCATTGGGATCTGAGCGTAACGGTTTCTCCCCTCATCATCATCTCCAGCAAGAAGATAATTCGCTATAGCTACAGGGATGTAAGAAAGAAAAGCATACTTCGCCACCTTTCTCACATTCCTAGATTTATTAAAAGACTGCAAGGCACGAGAAGAGCCAGCGGTTCCAGCGTTAAAGAAGAGGAACCAAGAGTTAAACAGGGGGGTTTTCTCACCCTTCATGGTGAAGTTGACAGTTAGGTTTCTTGCTACATCAGCCGCTTCACGGACGGCTTCAGATTCTGTCATCCCGTTCTTTATAAATTCTTCCTTCATTGTTTTATAAGTTGAAAGACGCATCGTGTTTTCAACAGAAGAGTTAAGATCGCTTATTGGATTCAAGCCAACGTAAGGAGTTTCTTTCGCTCTTCTTACAATGTGCTTTTTCCAAAAGTTCTTTACAGAGGTTTCATCCCCCAGCTTTACATAATCGTCTATCGTCTTCTCAACATGGGCAACATCTTTAAAGCCGTAGAATTCAATCTTTCCCCCAGCCTCAGTAAACTCTCTAGCAATTGCAGACCACTCAGTGTCAGTCTCTTGCGTTGTGAGATATTTATGAATGCCTCTGTTAGCTTTCCATGCGTCTTTAGTTATCTTTCTGGCAACCTGCTTTGCAGATGTTTTGCTCAACCCCTTTCTTGTTTCAATCTCATGCACTACATTGAACAAAGCAGTTTGATAATCACGACTAAAGTTGGTGAGGATAAACTCAGGAGAAAGCGAAGTATGAATCATCGCAAAATATCTATTGATCTGGGCCATTGTGTTTAAGAACTTTCCAGTTTCATAAACCTTGGTTCTATTAAATGCGCGGCCTATGCGCTTGTCCCGTACTAATATGTGCCACTGCTGCCCACCTTGCTTAAAAGAAACAACGTGTTCTGGATCTCTTAACTGAGGAGAGTGTAAGCCAACTAGACCTTCTCCAGCCAAATACAGCTTGCCAGTTTCTAGGTCAATCTTTTCTCCCTTTCCTCCCATGTCAGAATCTTTGATAACCATCATATGGTTTTTCAACATCTCTTGATTCTCATAAACAAATCGAGCCAAAGCCTGATCCACTTTATTCTTTTCCGCTCTATCAATAGCATCCATTGCATCAAACATTGACCATGCCCAAACATTCTCAGCAGCCGAATGCCTACCCATGAGTTTTTCTGACTCCCTGCCGCGAATGCCCATGCCGCTAACACCACGAGGATCTTCAAAAATTCCAGTAATAAAAGAGTCTGCTTCGTTAAGGTTGTCACCCTTTATGGGGACATAGGTTCTAGCAAATTCCTTTCTTGCTTCATTGGCTGGAACCCTCTTTCCAGTCTTGCTTACATACTCAAGCCCCATCCATTCGTTGATTTCATTTTGACTCATCAAGCCACCTTCAAGACGAACCTGTAACTTGAAGTCGTTCATTCTGTAAACAAGAGGGGCAACCTTCTCCAACTTCTCAATGCCTGATTTTCCTAACCGACTTTCTAGCTCTTCTAAGATGCCATCAGCAGAAGCTCTTACCCCACCCTCTTTAGCAGCTTGTTCTTTGGTATTCCAAATGCCAGCAGGGGGGATTTTCTTTTTGCCTTTAGGGTCTTTCCAATTGTTGACAGACTTAGCGTGGATAGCGTACAGGTACGCAGAAACGTCTCCTGTTTTTAGGTTGTTGTTTCTGGCGAAGTCTTGAAAGGGTTCAATGTACTCCCTTCGGAATTGAATGCGCCTCTCGTTGACTACGTTCTTGTACTCCCCGTGGGATCTGTATACACTTTCTGTAACCATCCCTCCACGGGATACTATCAACTTTTCGTACTTTTCCATGATGGCAAAGTAATCAACCAACGCACGTTGGATGTCTTCCCCCGGTTCGATCACGAACCGAGATTGTTTTTCAGTTGCTCTTCTCCGCGCCATCCACGCAGGAAAGGATAACTGCTCTCCACCTTTTAGCTCTTCGTTTGAACCCCAACGTATCCTTAGTATCTTGCCAAAGCCTTTAGCTTCAGGCAACGCATTCTTTATGAAGTCAACACCGCCTTCAATACCAGACGCTCTCAAGGCCGCATCATCTGAGCTGTGGTAATGCCAGTCTTCGCTGGTGTGGTACAACGGCATGTTTAAGTAGTTAGCGACGTAGACGCTTGACTCACTACCGGGGCTGGAAAGCGCTCTTGAATGAGTGTTCATCGAAGACCTCACCAACACCATGATCTGCCAACCACTCAAGTCTTTACTGTAAGTTAGCTTGAGCCTATGCAGACCTGCCAGTACAGCATCAATTATCTTTCTCCACATTGAGGTTTCGGATGGGGTGTTGTTCTCAACATAATACGCCATCGTCTCCTCAAGGATGAGAGCTTCCGAAGCATCCGGGTGAGTTTTAGCTAGAGATTCTTGCGCCATTGTGTAAGCTTCACGAACCGAAGCATCTGTCTCTGTCAGCCTACCAACCTCTGTTAACAATTTCTGATAAGCCACTGTCCCTATGATCGCTCTTATTCCATGCGCTCCTACTTCATGCATGGCAACAGGAATTATCTTGTGGTCTGGAACATTGTCAGCAACGAGCCACACCTGATTGTTATATGCAACCCCTCTGATATAACCTTCATCGGTATTAAGACCAACAGGTAAATCAGCTTGTGTTTCAACAATAGATATGATGTTGAAAATTCCCGGACCAAAAGCATCCCTTAGCTTGTTGAATACCGCTTCAACAGTTGAGCCTTTTCTCTCTTTCCTTTCCGATACAACACGACTAATTCCTTCTTCGTCATATTGGCTTTCTTGAATAAGAGAATTCATTGGCTCACCTGTAGCCGACACCTCAGCCACTATCTCGCCAGCATCAATTGCAGCAGCATCAGCCAAAGTTTTGTCTTCTTCGGAAACTTCCTCGTTCTCTTTATCTAATGGCGTGACACCTAGTTCCTCAAAAACTTCATCGCCTTCTGCAGCTTCATTGTCATTATGCCCTTGTACATCAACGTCAGCCCTCTTGGGGAAAAGGTTTTGACCATGATCAAAAGCCTCCGCAATAGAGGTGAAGTTTTGAGAGCCAGCACTCCAAGTGACTGTATAATAATACCAACCAGCCCCAAACATATCTGATTGATTGTGCCTGTACTCTTCAATGACAGTGCCTTCGCCATTAACCCATCTTCGATTTGGGGCGCTACGGTATCTTCCTTTTGCGTCTCTGTTATTGTACTCTTTATAACCAAGATTCTTTTCGACAAAACCAAAGGATGCAGGATCTTCTTTTGCAACATCTTGTAAAACAGTTTTAGAGTTGACTGACTTCTCGTTGATTCGTGAGTAGTTCGCAATAACCCGAAGCCTTCCAGTAATGGGGTCACCCAACCAAACGCCAACCGCATTCATCTTTAACACTACATAAGCATTGTCCCTGTTTTTAGGAGAGGAGGGATTGTATCCAGCGCTTACAACCCTCACCATAGGTTTGCCGTTTTCATCTTTGGCTACCTCATGGATAACAGCGCCTCTAAAATTCTTCCTTCTTGAATGCACTTCACCACGCAGCTTGACATAGGTGGGAGCAGGGCTGCCTTCAGTCTTAATAGCGGAGAGTGTTTTATAGTTGAGATTTACTGTTCCACCCGGACGACGTTTTCTTGTCTGCTCCTCTTTGTAAAAGGTATCTTTCGGCAATGGACGAGCAATCGCTTTAGCGATAACCTCAGCTTCATAGGCTTCCTTATTGCGTTTAGATCTATCAGGGTCAACCACAGGAACTTGAATAGCAGACCTTATTACTTGAACCTCTTCGACTGGATATGGTTGAGGCTTCCCCTCAAGCCTGACCATAACTCCTTTCTCTGTTGCGTCAATAGAAGTTACAGTGAAAGTTCTCCCCTCGCTGCTTGATTCTGATTCAGGGATAGGCACACTTTGAAGCTTGCCATCCTCCCTTCTAAAAACTAAATCCCCCTCAAACCATAGATCTTTTATTTCGCTTTTTGAAAGATCGGAAATATTTAAAAATCGATTGGCTGGAATAATAGCGCTTGGTATAAGCGACCTTATATTATTAGCATAAAGAGAAGTGTCTCTAACATGATACAGGTCTTTCCTCTCGTTATAAATATAATCCAACACCTTGTTGACTTTCTTACCAAACCCTTTGTTTAAAAGAATTACCTTTGAGTTCACGGATAGAACTGGCGCTTTCCCAACATCACTAGCCCTCGCCAAAAAAGAAGGAACCGACTCTCTATCTTGAGTGGCGTTATCCCGCAACATCTTTATTAAATCAGCGGAGCTAATTTTTTCTCTTTTGGGAGCAAGGGTATCGATAACTGTTAAATCAAAAGAAAGTTCATTTGGGTTTAATTTGTAAACCCTTCTCCTCTTGGTCTCTCTTTCAACCCAAGTAATATCGGATGGACGATCTCCAGTGACATCTCTTACTCTCTCATCAATAGTTGCAAACTCAAGAGACTCGTCACTAACCACCCTCAAAACTTTATTTGGAGTGACAATGAAACGACCAACGCGAAGGCTGTATTCTTTTTGCTGACCTCTCGTAACCTCTAAATTAATTAAATTTAAATCCTGAGCGGCTTGCCACAATTCTACTTGAGCCTTTCTTACTTTGACATCTTCCACAATCTTTGCTGCTTTTTCTACTTCTTTTACCGCCCTTCTGCCGCCACCTTCTGCAAGCTCTTTAACCTGCATTAAAAGCTTTTCATAACGACTGAAATCAAAACCGCCGAACTCTCGTATTTCTGCAACCTGCTCTACCGTCATCCCCTCATAACCGCCAAGCTTCTCCAAACTGTCCGCCAACCTATCGACCTCTTCTTGTGCTTGCTTTTGTTTGGCCTTTAGGTTGTATTGTTTGCTCTGTCTTTTTAACTTCTTTTGTACCTCTTTGACCTCATTCTTTTCAGCCTCAGACATTAAGGTCAGATTATTAGGCTCCAAGTCTTCAGAGAGAATAGCGGGGGTATAGTTGGTAACCCTCCCAGTAAGCTTAACAGTCTCTTCTTTGCCCACCACGGGAGACAACTGAGTAGTAACAGTAATAACCTCAGACCTTTTTCTCCAATAAGACGCAAACTTCTTCTTTTCTTTGTCTGTTATCAGAGGATCGCCGGGGATAGCCTCGCCAGCGGCATTCTTCTTATCTGGACCAACTGCATTAAAAGCCTTATTAAATTCTGCCTGTTTTCCTTCTTTTACTACGCGAGTCCCATCCTTTCTTTTCTGGCTCATAAACGGGCGTAAAGTCTTAGGTATAAATGCGACAAAGTCCCCAACAAAGACATTCTCTAAATCAGGCATAAAGCCTAAGTCTTTCTCAGCTTCCGCTCTCCCAACATAATAGAGATCAAGAACTTCGCGCCCCTCTATAACCTCTAAAGTCCCAGAGGCAAGCTCACTGAAATTAATAAAGTCTTTTTGCCCCTCATTGTAAACAAGACCCCACGCATCCAAGGGAAGTTTAAACCGTTTAAATATCTCTACAATCTCTCCTTTCGGAACCTTCTCCCAAGTGTTTACAGTGCTGCCCGGAATAACACCATACTTCGCTGCAAGCGCATCTATAGCATCAAAAATAGACTCTCTTAAAGTTTGATTGAAATCTTGAGCAGCAATTTGCTCGTCAGACTGGTCGTATGCAACATAAAGCTCTTTAGCTTTTGCTATAACTTCACCAGCATCGTCTTTAACTTGGTAGGTTGATTCAAGCATTACATACAACCCGCTTGGAGAGGCGAACTTTGGCCTTAGTTTATTCCATGCGTCTTTATCTTGCTTGCTTGACTTATCAGTAGGCTTCTTTACTTTGGCCTTTCTTGCTAACCTTTTTTGAACCTTATCTTTTGCTTCAGTTACTTCTTTAGGCTCTGCCAAAGAATCATTTACACTCTTTTCAATTTGCTCTATAACTTCATCTGATGTTTTATCATTTGCATAAGGCAGCGGTTGTGAATCACCCTTCCGAATCATTGGGAAAAGCTTGGGCTTCGAAAATCTCTTTTGTAGATCTTTGTTTGCCTCTCTTGTTATAGCGTTTTGAGAGTTAATAATCTCTTTAACGATTGCCTTTATTTGTTGGTCAGAATGAGGGCCATCTAAAGAAGTGTGATAAAGAGGAAGCGTCTGATCTACGATTGACGAAACGTAAGAAGAAAAGATGTCAATTGCTTGTGCCTGAGCATCTACCTCAGTTGATCCTTGCAACGCTGACACAAGCCACTCTGGGAATATAAATCTCTCAGCATCACCATCAAGCTGCTGCCCTTCTTTTGGTCGCATACCAAACATTCTAGATAAGAGCCATCTATCAGACGGACTAGCTGCTTCTACCAATTCCTTGCCAGAAACAGTCCTTTCTTCTTGTGTGCCAGCGTCAACAACAAACACCTCAGCAACATCTTCAACATCCCGTGTTTCTCCAGCTTTGCCTCTTCTCGTATACGGAACTGTGACTTCCACTTCACGGTAATCAACCTCTCTCTCTACAACATATTTTCTACCTTTAATAAGAGTAACACGTTTCTTTAGCTGAGCTTGTCTTTCTTTTAATTTGACACGCGCACTTTTTCCAACAGCTTTGAAGATGTTTGGATCAAGGGCTTGCTGTATTTCAAACTCTGTAATGGGATGTCGATCATCAACTGCATGTAGCCCCTCTACTACTTCTTCTATAGTTTCTCCTTCAACTCCAACCGCAGAAGCCAAATCTCTTACATCTTTTTCCGATATCTCTCCCTTCTCAATGGACTTCCAAGAGCCATTGCCTTTCTCCATTATGTCTCTAACAAGAACTGATTTCTTTTCTTCCTTTTCTAGGGCAGCACGGTCAGCATCAACAGCAGCTTGAACCTCTCTGATGACGTTTTCATCTATAGCCTTTACTTGACTCCTTTCAACGTCTTCTGCTATAGCTGCCTTTTGGTCTTCAGAAGTATCTTCTTCTATAGCTGCTGCCTCAGATCGACTTTTCTCAAGACTAGCCAATGTTTCAACACCAACATAAGACTGCATTGCGTCAATAAGCTTATTAAGACTAACCGTTTTAGGGACACCGAGAACATCTCTAAAAGCTTCTCCGCTGATGCCTATTTTTTCAAGACTGTTTAACAAGTCTCGTTTTAATTTAGTTGTTTCGCCAACACCCTTTGGTCGCTTAATGTTGCCAAGGTTAAGAGGAGCAAGCATCCACCCAACCGCCAGCCTACGATCCTCATCTGATTCAGCTTTCTTTTCCCTTTTAACTAACTTTCGTTTTACTTTTCTGGCTGTTCCTTTTGTTTCTTGACCGGCTCTTATTTTAGCTGCTTCTAATGCTTTCTTAGCGCCAACCTGTGCGAGTTTGCCAACCTTAGTTGATCGCCTTGTTCCAGTAGTCTTATCTCCAAGCTGCGTCCATTCTCCCTCAAGCAACTGACGGACTCTTTGTGTTTCTTTTGACCTAATGTAATCAGGAAGTTTCGATAGGAAAGTCTCAAGCTCTTCTATTGTCCTGTTATCAGGAGAAACACCGGAACCACCGGCTTCTTCTTGGATACGAGCAGCATTCAAAGCCGTCATAGCAAGCTCGATTTCAGAGATATCTAAGTCTCTAGAAAGCTTATCAATCTCCCTGTCAAACTTAGGTTGCCGCTCTTGATCTTTTAGTTTGGCTTGGCCCTTTAATGTTTTACTTCTTTTGGCTTCTGCCGCTTGAGGTGAGTAATCATCGCGCCCCATTTCCCTGCTTAAAGATCCACCCCAAAACTCGTTCTCTAACTCTCTGATTTTTGCATACGCTGCCCAGAATTGCCTGTCAGCCTCCAATGCTTCTGGGCTTACCTGTCTAGATTCTGATGGAGAGGGGCGAGATACTGGTCCTGTTTCAGTTGATTCAGGAACGTATTGCTGTCTTGCTCCCGTCCCTTTCCCCGGTGAGGACAAAGCAGCCGCCGCTAGGGAGTTCATGGTTTGACCCATGCCTTCATAATCTTCTGAATAAAGAGAGAGTCTCTTCAAAAATTCATTGACCGCGCTTGAGTGTTTTGGCGCAGCAAATGTATCAATTTTTGAAATGCCCTCTAAAAGAACACCATCAGACTTAATCTCAATTCGTCCACCATCAACCTCAATGTAGTCTATAACTGGACCCGATGGGACCGGCTCCTCAACTGGAGCGGCCTCTACCGGAGAGGCGGCCCTTTCTTCCTCGATTATTTGAGCTACAACACCCTTTGCTTCCTCAATGTTTCCTTTATGGTTTGTAACCAAGACACCATTGCGGTGAATCATTATTCCGCTATCTATAGTGGGTTGCAAAGACCATTCATCTTCTGTCCCTACTGAGTCCTGACTAGAATATATTCCTCCTTTCCATTCTATGTTTAATGGCTCGACAACAGGAGCAGCAACAACAGGCAAGTCTTCAAGAATAGGAGGAGCAGCCGCCTCCTCTGTAGGAGCAACCTCATCCCTTAGTATTGCACCACCAACATAAGTGCCGTCTGGAATGGTTGGGTGATCTTTTATAACAACTTCAGTTCTAGGACCAATCGCTGGGCCATCGTCTAGAGCAGTCCCTGATCCAGCGAGAGCATCACGAGCCTCTACTGTTGTTTCATCTTCAACTTTTGGAGGAGGCGGTAAGTCAGGAAGTCGTGACCTTGATCTAGAGCTACCCGCTGCAAATGGCCCTAAGACCAAACCAATAGTAGCGCCAGCGGCGGCAGACTCTCTAAACTCTTCAGTTGTTAAAGCTTCTTTAAAGTTCTCAAAATTTATTCCACGTTGAGCAACATAATCAACAGCCATTTGCTCTATAACGCTTTGAAAGGCTTCTGTTGTTCCTTCAGCGACACTGGTTTCCATTGCGCCTATAGCGCGACGTTTCCATTTGCCTTGAATATTCCTTCCTACCCAATTACCCCAATCACCACCTTTGCCCATACCCCGTAAAACTTTTGAAACAGGTAACGTATCAAGCAATGCAATGGGGATACCAGCAGCCATTGCTGCAGAAACGTGCCTTTCTCCAGTTTCCGCTAGTGCAGATGCATATACTTCACCAGCACCTAGTATGTAGCTAGTGCTTGCCCATACTGACATTGGGGCCATTGGGTTTTTTGTGACAAGCCCAGCGGCAGCAGCTAAAGCAAACTGAGTAGCCATTGTAGGAACTTCTTTTACAAGCTGATACATTCCATACTTGAAAGCACCGCCAACAGAATCAATTTGGTTTAATTTAGTTGGAAGAGACTGACTAATTAGTTCTTCTTCTAAGCTTTCCCTAATGCCGGTCTTTAGTTGCCTTTGTTTCTGGCTCCAAGTCCATCGATCAGCCAGATCTTTAGCGCCTATACCCTCTAACATGCTATATCCAAGTCCAGCACCAAACTCGTAAACAAGGTTTCCAGACTGACGCAACCCCATTTTGACGCTTCGACTTGCGGCATCGCCAAAAGAAGGTTCGTATCTAGGAACTTCTGGAGACCCTAGCCCCGGCAATGGGGGAGGAGCAACTGATCCGTATGAAGCGCCAATAGGCTTAGGAGGGTTAATATACGAAGACCCCATCAACCGATATGGATTAGGCATTTAGTATTGACCTATTAAGCCATCGTGTGGGTAATTATTTATCCGGCCTGTGAATTGAGATTCTGGCCCTGTGGGGAGTCTTGGGATTTCTCCAGATCCTGATGTTGGCGCTCTCATTGCATTATCATTCCATTTGTCAGACATATAAATACCCTCCTCTATTACAGATAACGGGTTGTTATAAATCACACCACCCATCTCCATAACACTCATGCCCAGAAATAATTTCTTCAAAGAATCCGATGTGTCAATCACCGTGTCTGGTTGTATTTCTCCAGCCGTAATTTGACTAATTACATTCAAATATGATTCTAAATTTCCCTCTTCGGAAGGAACAGGAACTCCTTCTTGCAGATTACCCCCTAACCATTCGGTAATGATTCCTTCAGCAGTGGTGTTTCCTCTTTGTCGGTACTTATCCACAATGATAGCCGCCGCTCTATAACCCATTTCTGGAGATTCAAATCGTTCAAATTCTGGATCATCATCAAATGTTAAAGGAGATGTCTGGGCGTTTCTTTCACTTCCCTCCCAATCATTCTTTTGGTTAAATTTAATATTTAAAGGATTCTTTAATCTCCAACCAGCACTATTCATAACATCAGCCTCATTTGGAGAATCCATACCAGCTATTGAAACCACATAGACTTCCTGACCATCCATAACGCCTTGCTCTATTTCAACGGGTTGATCAGCCGCTTCAGCCGTTGCTGGTAATAAAGCACCTCCAATAGTCGCGGCTAACCCCGCAGCAGCATCACCTGCTTGGGCGATAAGACCCCTCTCTTGAGTCTCATTAATCATTCCAGTTTCTTGTGATTCTTCGTTTAAGCGCCTTGTATGGTCCATTAACTTGTTAAGACGGATCATATATCTCTTGCGTTCATTTATGTCAGGCTTAGACTCCCTTCCGGGCATTGGTTGCCCAGCCCGAACATATCTTTCCATTAGCTGAATAGCTTCGATTTCTTTGTTGGCTTGCTCTAAAGTTAATTGAGCAATCCCTAAATCCTCATCCGATTCACGAATAGCTGTGGGAGAAACATCAGTAGCTGTTTCAGGTGTAGCGCTACCCGGCGGACCTTCAGCAGGTGTAGTGAAGGGCATTGGCTCACCGGGCGCTGTCGTAGAAATACCAGTTGATGGACCTAGATGCTCTTGAGGGGTGGGCTGTACGGTTCTAAATGTGTCGCCTTGTGCTGCTATGGTTCTTAATGCACCCACAACCATAGGCTTTAGATTTTCCTCTGTGTACTCTCCATCCGGGCCTTCAAATATTTTAGGATACGCGTCAAGCAAATAAGCGTTTGCGTCTTCTGGCTTAGAAAAATCATTATCACCAAGGAAAGAAGCCCTTAATGCAGCCACATCACCTGAAAGATCTTCATTATCTATCGTTCCGTTTGCAATCGCTGTTCTTACTCGTTCAGGAAGATTCCTAGACTGCGTTGAATCTCTATTACTCAAGTTATAAATGCTCTCTACAACAGCTACAGTTCTCTCTGCATCAGCGTCCATCGCTTGTTGTTCACGAGACTCATTAGAAGTGTTCATCTCATAACTTCCGGGGAAAAGAACCTCAATTCCAGAGTATCTGCTATATCGATTTTCAGCGGGTTCAACAATCTCCTCATGGTATTTTTCAATATATTTATCTAGCTGTTTCGCATTTGCCGCATAATTTGCATCTTCTTTATCAAGTTCAGCTCTTATTTTTTCCAACTGTTTTAGAGATGCATAAGAATTATCATAAACCGATTTAGCAAAAGCGACAGCATCTTTCTTTGTCTGGGCATTCTGTGCAGCCGCTGTCTCAATCTTAGACCACTTCTCTTTATAGGTGTCTTCTAGTTCAGCAATTCTTTCTAACTTATCTATTTCTGCTTTCTGGGTAATCTTTACTCGTCTTCCCCATTCTGTATTAGCTCTCTTTTCAGCATCTTTAGCTAACTCAACTCGTTTCTCTAACTCTTTAACAGTATATCCAAATTTTAACTCAGCCCCTTTCGCAGTGTATCGATATGCACGAGCATCATCTAATACACTTTGCGCTGCTTTCCTCTTTTCTTCAAGTTTAGAAAAAGCATCACGAGCATTCAAAACATAATCTTCTAGTTGTTTGCTATGAAGCAGACTTTGTTCAGCATTAGTGACATAATTTTTCTGAGCTTCTTTCATCTGCTCAATAGTTTGCGATCCTTTCAATTTTTGTATAGAGGTCTGATGACCCTTCACCAGAATAGCTTCCGCTGATTGGTGCGCTCTCGTTAATTTAGATTGATCCGCTTGAAACGCTTGCATGTCCTCTCGATTTGTTGAATTAAAACTATCCAACAAAATATCCCTATCATTTGTATTAGCAGCGTTTATTTTTGCCAGCGCTGCTGCAAGCTCTTTTTGGGTTCCACCTGCTATCTCTTGCTGAGTTCTTGAGGTTACTTCCCCGGTGCGCGTAATTCTCTCCAACGCAGACAAATCTGATTTTTCCCTTTGATCATCGGCGAATATCTGAGACTGTATTCTCTGATCGTTCAAAAATTTTCTTTGCGTGTCAGCTTCTTCTTTTCTGCCAAGACGCTCTTTTCTTTTTTCTTCAGCTTCTCTTATTTTTACATTGCCAGCATCTATTCTTATAAGACCTTTTTCTAACGCACCAGCAGCGCCTGCAGCCCCTCTTATTAACCCCTGAAAGAAATCAACCATTGATCGACACCTCCTCTTCAGCCCGTCTTCCAAGCTTAGATGCCATCTCTTCTTCCGGGTAGTCTTCTCTTAATATAGAAACTGCATTCTGCATCATTCCTTCTGGATTCAAGCCTTCGTCTCCCATTTCTCCATAATGTTGTATAGCAAACATTAAAGCCTCTCCTTGAAATTCTTCTTGCTCTTTATCATTAGATGGGTTCCACAACCCCTCTTTAACAGCGATCTCAGCAATGTTATTAATCAACTCATCAGCGACACCTATGAGGATATCTCTAGAAACATCCACACCCCCTTGTGATGCGCTTTTAACTTCTACATTAACCATCTGACCAACCCATTCACCAATAGTCTGTTGAAGCCCCGTCGGGTTTGCTTGCATCCTTTCCACAATTGCCTCATAACCATCACCCCATACAAAATCCAAAAGGCTTCCAAGGAGCATGTCAACTTGACCATCTTCCTCTGGCGTTGGCGATGGTAGATTTTCAGACATTTCAGGAGACATAGGTTGCGATGGCCTACCTAAGTCATCAGTATCTTCTACAGGTCTTCCAGAAGGGATCTCCATAGGTCTAGCCATTGGTTTTTCAGCCATTTAGAACTCCCGGATTATTAAAATTAATCATACCCTGTGGTCGATCAGTAAGAGTTTGTGCTGTTCTTTGCTGAACAACTCCTCTAGGCTTGTAATTATAATTAACAGCCTGTCGGCCCATCGTGGGCTGTCTCAAGCCATGAACGAATTGATTCTGAGTCTTTTGATTCTGGTTATAGTTAGCCCAGAAAGGAGAGTCTGCTGGCATTTCATCAGGCGTTCTTCCTTCTCCCGGCTTGAACCCAGCAAAGGTATACTTTTGTTCTAACGCTTGTTTTGCTAATGCAAGCTCTTCATCTTCTCCAAAAGCTTTTAAAAACTCACTACCCATTCCAGCCATTGTTGCCAGAAGTAATGCGGGTTGCTTTTCAGCAGCATTTGCTACGATCCCTTTGATAAAGCTTGTTGCTGAATTAAACAGTCCTCCCCCACCAGCACCGCCAATAGCAGAACCTGCATTAGCCATAGTAAGAGTGGAACTTAGTGTCGAAGATGGACTCCATCCCTGACTTAGGTAGTTAAGACCTCCATACTGCCCGTATGCCTGAGTTGGAAATCCGGGGATAACCGTCTGATCCATCCCCATTCCGTAGGGCCGCGTACCGGCAGCTACTTCGCTAGTTCCACCTCCCATTGCGCCAGCCATGTCGCCCTCAAGAATGGATGTTCCCGGCGGGGTGCCAGTGCCTAGAGCTACCTGCTCCCCAAGAATTTGTCCTGATGTAACGCCGCTCGTAGCCGTTGGTTGACCGCCTCCTGAGAAAGCGCCCATTACATTAGATCCTAATGCGGATGCCCCTGCTTTTACATTAGTCCATGAAAAGATATTGGCAGTCCCGCTCGTTCCTAAACTGGCTCCGTAAGCCCCCATTCCAGCCCACATAGCGGCAGCTAACAAGATGTATGGAGCATTTTTCTTAACAAAACGACCAACTTTCTTTACAACCTTCTTGATTGTTTTTCCAATTGATTTAACTATACTTCCCATAATTGCTCCTATGAAACTACAAAGTTGTCGCCCACTCTAGTAGCGCCCATTCTTTCGTAAAGTTGTTTGACTCGATCAGAGTCGCCTATACCAGAACTCACACCTAAGACTATTTCTTTCACGCCATTATTTTTCTTAGACCAAGTAATAAACCGACGCATTAAGTTAGCCCCATAGCCTGTTCCTTTTTCTGTTACATAAAAAAAGAGATCAGCCGATTGCTTTTTCCTTGAGTACCACAATTGATGGGTAACGCCTATAAACGCACCCTCTATCTTCCCATCTAACTCAACCACCATAACCAAATGCTCTGCTGAAAGAACACAAACCTGAACATTGCTTCTTAGTATTTTAACGTCTAATGGAACCGTCTTTGAGATAGACTTTTCATGGGCTTCTTGAACTACTTTTATGATTCCCGTTACATCTTTATCTAAAGCCTTTCTTATCATTAATTACATGCCCGAAGTATTCTGGAATGGATAATTCGGCAAGTTTCCTAATGTCCAATTCGTAGCTTCCGCGCTTGCTCCCGCCGTTGAGCCAATAGCAGCAATCCAATCTCCTCTTCGCAAGGTGTACGCAATCTGCCCTTCTAGCTTTTGCTTTAAAGTATCATAAATATAAGTGTTGTAATCCGTCTTCTGCTTATTAGTCCAAGTATTGTTATAGTACAGATTCTGTTGAAGCGTAGCCACATCCGCTTGTGCTATAGGAAGGGCTACTTGCATAATAGCATTCATAACAGACTCTCTTGCTAACGAGCTATTTACAATTCCTCTTTTTGCCATCTCCTGCAAAGCTCTTGTTTCGGCAGCAGCAAACAAAGGACTGTTGGTGTTAATTAAATTACCGACCATATTTTGAAGCATCATATTGTCAGTTATTGTTGCTAACTCCATTGGCTGCACATTGTCTAGAGTTATACCTCCTCCGCCAGAAGCAGGACCCGGAGCACCCGGAGTAGCAGCAGCGGCTGGAGTTCCAGCAGCAGCGCCCGGAGTTCCAGCAAGCCCAAATGATCTTACACCCGTTCCAGCAGGAACAAAGTCACTCTTATATGCACCTGTGTGCATACCTACAGATTCATCATAATGAGCTTTACCAAAAGCTGATTTGTCTGTACCGCCCCCCATCCTTTTAATCCAATAATCAGCAGTCGCTTCTGGAGTCATGCTTTGATGACCCGTCATTCCGCTAATATCCTTACCAGCCAACTTTGCCGAAATTAAATCCCATGTTGAAAACTTTCCTGTAAGAGCGTTGTCTACATAAGACGCATACTGAGCCTTTGTGGGGTTCGCTGGATTAGCGCTTGGCAAGACATTCTGCCCAGAGAGTTGGCCCGGAGTGTAGGTTGGATGGACTGCATTAGGATTACCCCCCGGTTGAGGAGAGGGAGCGGGGGCCGCAGCCAATCTCGTATTATGAGGAGTCTTTTGACGAGACTCGCCAGAACCATGTTTAGTCCAATGCGCCTGACCCCATGCGGCTGCACTTTTTGAACCAGACGCTTCAAACGCTGCTTGTAAATCAGGGTTTTGGGCAACATAACTTTTATAACTCATCGTCTAATACCTCGTGGTGAATAATCGACAATAGCGCCTTGCAGAGTTATGGGCTTATCGTAGATAGAACTGTTTTTAATAATTAAACTCATATTCGTCCCTATACCATTAATTTTCAATCTTTCAGAAGCAACCACAGTAACCCCCGTAACTGGGTTGCTTATATCATCTTCGTTCCAACCATCTGCCGTTACACTAACCGAGTAAGCGTCAGATACAGGAGAAGTCCTTGGGTCAAATGTTCCACCAAAATCGTAATCAGGAAACACTGTAAGCGTGGTTGATGTATCAGCATTAATTTCAAGGTTTACTTCCCTAAATCTTTTCCTCATTCCGGGCGCATCATAATGATAATAAGCAGACCGTATAAATGAATCTACAGTAGCGCCGTCAAAACTTGTTCCTGAATCTAGCCTTCTCACATAACCGTCATCAAAACCACCATACAAAACCTCAAAGCCGTTCGTGTCTTCCACAGAGCAAGTGCAAACAATTTGATCTTGCAAAGTAAAAGGCATCATGCCTTGATTCGTTTTGTTTATAAAGGTCATCTCCAATCCAGTTTTATCGTTAAAATAAATACGATACTGGTTTTTCCCTCGCACCCTTAATGAGGTAACTGTGCTTTCTTTCTTAGCCTGTATATAAGGATCAACCTTATCCGAAGCAACAGCAGACTGAAAGTCGCCAAAATACTGCACAGTAAAAATTGATGTTAGTCCTCGATCATCTAAGAAAAATGTCTGATCCATTTTTTGTATGGTATATGGAATAGCACCAGCACCAGCATGAAACCTTCTTAAAGACCAGTCAGCAGCAGAAGTCCCATAAAGCATGTAAGCATCATTTCTTGTAAAAACTGACATTACATTATTAACTTCAGTGGAGAATCCACTTACCACATCACCAATAGATAACTCAGAAGCGCCAGTTATAGTAGACCATTTGTTAGGAGCTATAATGCTAGAATTCTGAATTGACCCAGTGGCGTAGGAGTAAAATAAATGCTTTTGATGAGCGTGAACATGTTGTGGCTCATCCACCTCTTGACCAGTAAAGTTTTTAACAAAAGTTATTCCGTCAAAAGCAAAACCTTTATCGACTCCATTAACACCGTACATCGAAATGCCAGACGTATCGCCTCTGAAATTATAATTGACAAACTCATAAGTGCCACCGGGGTTTATAGATTGATTATATAAAACACCGTCCGCAACAGCTATTTTAACATTAGAAGGTTGTGACGCTCCATTTACATTTGCTCTGGTAACTCCGCCAACCTGAATTGCTTCACTAGCATTCCAAGTTCCTGTATTGTCTTTAACAGAAATTTGCCCTGACGCACTTCCATCCCATGACCCACCTAATAAATTTACGTTAGTAACATTTGCTGTCTGTCCTGATACAGCGCCAGTAATAACATCACCTTCTACAATTTCAATAGCGCCCGTATTAAAGGCTAAAAGAGGCATTTGTAAATCTTCATTGTCTTGAAAGGTTCCGGTAACGTCTTTCAAAACCATGCCTCCTGTACCACCAGTCTCCCAAAGACCGTAGTAAGAAATCCCCATGAGAGACCCTTCTGCTCCGCTTGTCCCTCCTCTGATTGTAGTAGGGCTTCCTATATTGCCGGGAACAGGTTCACCATTCTGAGTTGTTCCATCAAAGTTCAATACCTGACCAAGATCAACCTCAACCCATCCAGTAGAGGATGATTTATACATCCCAGCAGCGGCTCCCCCTTCTTTATTTCTAAAAGCGTATGTGTTTGCTCCAAAAACCCAAACACCTAAAACGCCCCCTTCTCCGGGGACAATATCTATAAGCGCTCTTTGATCTTCAATCCTAGCTCTTACCTCAGCATCGGTTGCAGCAACAGGCTTTACTGGAGCGCCAAAAGTAACTGACGTAGCATATAGCCCCATTAGCCTACTCGATAAACAGACAGTTGCCCAAAGTGAAGTTTAAAGTTTTGTGAACCTACGTTATCCTGCTTGATTCTAGCGTACACATCTGTATAGGTTGTATGGGCTGTAGTGTCTATAATCCCATTGACTGAAAAATTACCAGCATCAATAACGTTGCCTAAAAGTTGAATCGCTTTTATTGCTGGCAAATCTGTAGTAGCCCCACCAGTGTTAGCGCTTGAAACCATTACAGTCCAGTTAATGTCTGTAGCCACTGCTTCCTGTTTTAATGATAAAGCTAAATTAACAACAAAAATCCCTTTGTCATAAATCCGAATTCTGTCATTAGTAAAGTCAGCATCAGTTCCTACAGTTGTTGCGCTAACTGTTCCGGTATCATCCTTAACATCTGACCCAGAAGAGCCAAGCGACCAGTCTACGGTTACTGTTGTTCCTGCTGCTACCGCTTGATTGGCAGGAACTCCATCACCAGCCGCATTATTTATGCAACCGTAAGCCCCCATTGCTGATTCTACATATTGACGAACCATCTGAGCAGTGATCGCTCCTGTGGTGTTATCTGAAAAACTTGTTCCAGTTAAAACCGTTCTTGTTTTCCTTAGTGCTTCTGTTGCCATTATTTGAACCCCACGAAAAAAGCTGCGCCGAATGCGCTGTCTTTATGAAGAAAGAATAGTGTTTCACCATCCTGAAATGTACCGCTAGTTACTGTAAAATAAATATTGCCTTCTGCATCCCCAGCAGCAAATGATCCAGAGGCAGCACTTCCTGTTACATCTTCAATGACTACCGTCAAAATAGATCCTAATGCACCACTGGTTTCACCTTTTATAATGTCACCAATAGAGGGAATGCTAAATCTAAACGCCGTACCAAAAGCGCTGCTAAACATTTTTGCTATAGCCGTTCCGGTTGTAAAAGGCATTTTATAATAAGCAACGGCTGATGGAAGTTCTCTCCCATCAAATCGCTCATATCCATCAATCCGTCTATACCTACCACGAATATCAATTTCAAAATTATCAGCAGCAACTAACTCACCGGGCTTTAAAGCCAAAGAGGGGTCAACCATATTTACCCCACCTTCAAAAGGAAAGTAAGTAGACCTTCTCTTTTCTGGAGGTATACTTCTAACTCTTAATTTACTCATTCAGGAACTACCGTAAAATTATACAAATCTTGCGTTTGAGCGAATCTCCTGTTCTTTTGTCTTGGCAATTGATCGGCCTCAAGCTTATCTAACAAGTCTTCAAACTCGGTTAAAGCGCCTTCTAAAATTTCTGGAGCATCTTCATTTTCAGCATAGTAGATTTTAGCTCTAGCAATAATGATCTTTCTGAACCTATCAGGTATAGCAGAATGAGATCCATCTACTGACATTTCAGTAGGGGTTTTCCAGTATTCAGCAGAAATTGTTTTTACTGCATCAGGGGTGGGGTAAAGATCTAAATTATTGTCAGGCTTAATCGCATAAACTTCTGGAGCATCAGAAAGAACAGTCCCATATTTATATGTATCCCTGTACTCGTTCCAAAACATATGCTCCAAAATCAAATAATTGTCAGTAGCTTTTTCCCAAACCAAAGAGTCCGTTTTCCAATTACCCAGAGCAGAAGGAAATCCTGTATTCGCGCTAGTTAAAGTAGAAGTTCCAATGACTGTGGAAATGCTTGCCTCACTCCAAAGAAAGTCCCAATCGAACCACCTACTTTGAATATCAATATCTGCTTTTTTTATGTAACGAATAATGGAATTTTCTTCTTCAGATAAAGTAGCTGATGTTACGCTAGAAGGGCCGCTTCCGGGGATGCCCACATCTCTAGCCATATCATGGCACAACTCAAGAAAGTTACTCATAAAAATTAAAAATCAAGGTTCCAAGAGCCAATCATCTCTCCTTCAACACGAGCCATGTTGACAGAGC